GACCAAGTCAGTCTCGAATTTATAGAACAGCAGGAAATCACACCATTCCTTGAGCAGCGGGCACGCCTGCTTCGACAGCTTCAGCTCCCAATGGTCATACTGGGAAAGCTGCTCGGGGTTGTCCACTTTCCTCTGAATGGCATGGGCGCAGAACAACACGCCCATTTTCGTGACAGCCTGGAAACGCGCAAGGCGGTCGAAAAATTCCGCAAGCGTGTCCCTAAGGAGCGAGAATCCCTTGCCGTAGGCGATTTCGTCCAGGCTGCGGATTTTGCGCGAGGTGCAAATGTCCTCGATGAGCAACTGCTCCATCCAGTCGGCGGTGTCCAGCACCAGCGTCTTGTAGTCGGCATGGTCGCGTTGGAGTTCGTCCAGGATGGCCTTCAGCTCTGCCAGGGTGCCTGGGCGTGGGATGCGGTCAACGTCCATACGGGATGAACCGCCCTCGAAGTCGATGAACAGCGGGCGCGGGAACTTGCTTGCCAGGGTGGTCTTGCCAATGCCTTCGGGACCGTAAATCACCACTTTTGGTGGTTTCCATTGCTTGCCTTTTTCAATTTTCAGCATTGGTGTCGTCCTCCTCTTCTTCCTTGTTGTCCTCGACGTTGCAGAACAAGTCGGCCTTCTCCTGCATGGTCATGATTTCAACGTGAGTTTCTTCAGTGTCCAATCGCGTGATCGTCTTCTTGCCACGTTCTGGGGCGTTGAATTCCACCTCGCAGTCCACTGGACGGTATTCGTAGCCGTCATGAATCAGGCGTGCGGCCTGCTGGATTACGTTCTCCTGCTGGACAATCTGCGCCTTATACTGGCTGGTGATTTCCTTCAGGCTGGATTCCAGTTCGGCCTTCTTGCGGGACGCCTGGGCCATTTCCTGCCCCAAAGACAGTTTTTCCTCTTCGGTCAGCACGCAAGGCAAAGTTTGCTTGATTTTTGATTTTTCCATGGGATTCTCCTGTTATGGTTGCTAGAATTGCTCCAGTTCTTCTTCTGGGGCGGGGGAAACGTTTTTTTCGGCGGGCTTGCGCAGGTCTTCCAAGATCTGACCATCTTCGATGATGATGTCGCACGTGTCGTCGTCTGCAACTCGTGTGGCTATGGCCTGCATGTTGTTCTCGGCAAGCCAGTCACGAAGTTTTGCCAGTTGCGCCCTGTCAAAAACTTCAAGCTGGTCCAGCAAGACGAATCCGCATTCTGGCTTGAGCTGGCGCACGATGGAGATTGCCACGATTACTCGCTCCATAGAGGACATGCAGTCCCACTTGGCGCCGTTGTAAACCAGCTCGCCCGCCTCGATGGTCAAACCAGGCAAAGGCATTTTCACGGAGTTCAGCAACGCCATTCGGCGCTGCCTCACATCCTCCACGGCACGACCAGCAGCGGCATATTCTGCCTCGGCCTGTTCCGCCTCGTCGCTGGCACGCGCCTTGTCCTGGTTCGTGCGGACCTGCGAGTTGATTGTGTCGATCTGCTCCAGCTCGGCATTGATCGCGGCGGTGTCCACGTCGGCCTCGATGGGCGCGGCCTTGGCTGCTGCCAGGTCGTTTTTGGCTGCTGCCAAGTCGGTCTGTGCGGCCTTGAGGCGCTGGTTGAGGTCCACGACCTCCGCATTGTAGCGTGTCACCAGGTCCTGGAGTCTGGCGAGGTTCTCTCGTTGCGCCTGGTGCTTGGCGTTCTCTGCCAGAGCGTCCTGGAGTTTCTTGGCCATTTCCGCGCCCGAAAGCGGCGCTTCGGGTGCATCAGGGTATTCTGGCAATTCGTCAGCGTAGTGCCGCTTGCGGTCGGCCTCGCGCCCCGCCAACAGGCGCTCGTCCGCGCGTTTGCGTTCCTCGTTGTCTAATGCAGTGAGTTCTGCTTCGATTCCCAGAGTGTCCAGCAGCGTCTTGGCTTTTTCCTTGTTGGAGGCATTCAGGAATTTCGGGAGGTCAAGGGCGAAAGTGGAAATAAAAGAATTGAGCAGCGTCTGGCCCGCCTTCTTGCCAGTCGGATCCACCACCTTCAGGTCTAGATTCTTTCCACTGCGGGTGACCACCAGGCCATTGGACAAGGTGATTTCCAATTTGGCAGGGGCCATACCATCGCGGTTCTGCGGTTCGGACGGTCGGTATTTCTCGCCGCCCAGGGCATAGGCGATTGCGTCCAATACCGAGGTTTTCCCTTGGGCATTGGCACCGCCAATCACGTTGAGGCCGTCGCTTGGCGTGATGTCCACCGCGCGGACACGCTTGATGTTTTGCAATTGTAATTCAGAGATTTTCACGTTAGATTTTTCCATTGATGAGTTTCTCCAGGTCGGTGAGTTTCACAAGGACGCGTTTTCCGACGCGTCGGGTGGGGAGTTTGCCGCTGGCGATCCAGCGGTGGGCGGTGGACATGCCGATCTGGAGCCGTTCGGCGGCTTCCTGGAGGGTGCATGTGCGGGTGTCGGACTGGATGGCCAGGTCGGCCCTCAGCTGCTCGGCGGAGTAGCCAGGTATCGCGTCGGCGATGGCCAGGATGGATTGCAGGTAGGTGCTCATTTTCCTCCTTATTCGTTGATATAGCGCTCGTATCTGTCGCCATGGCGGATGCCGTAATACCCAGGCTCGTAGGTGCCGTCCGCCTCGTCTTCTTCCTCGTATTGGCAAATCAGCCTAAGAGCCTCCTCGTGGGTGTCGCATTCCGCCAGCACGGATCCGTTGCAAGCGATTTCCACGTAGTATTTCTCGTTTTCCATGGTGATTTCTCCTAGGGTTATTGGGCAAATGGAAGTTCTGGGCCTTGGAGATATTCGCGGCGCTCCTCCTGTTCCCTGGCCATGGCTAGTTTATGCAGCTTGGCTCCCGCGCCGTAGATTCCTAGAATCGCCTTCGCGCAGTCATTTTCGAGGGGATGTGTGTCATCATGCAGCCAATAGCGGTCTTCAGTTTTTTCATTGATGATGGCAAACAGCTGGTGGTAAAGATCCGCCGCGTCGTCAGCCATTTCCCTGAGCGTCGCCGCGTCGAGGCCGCCTGCCCGCATGGACACATAGCGTTCTATTTCGCATTCGTTTTCGATTCGCCGCCTGCATAGCTTGAGATTGCATAGGCAATTAACTAGTGCCTCGTATTTCTCTTGGTCCGTTTTTTCGTCGTCATCGAGATAATTCAACATGCAGACCAGCTGGCTGCGCACCTCGCGTTTCAGGTAATCGGCAATTGTTTCCATTTTGGGTTTCTCCTGGTTGTTGGCGATTAAAGAAAGGAGAGGCAGGTCGCAGAGGCCAGTGATTTTGCCTGTCTGCCTCCCCTGGAGATTGTCACGAGTTGGCTGGCACCAGCATGGCCTCGAATATCGTCTCCACGTAAGTGCCGTCCATTTTCCGCAGTTCAATTCGGTATATCTGCTTGCGGCAGCAGCGTTCTGCGAATAGCTGCCTGGCCCGACGTTCGATTGCCGCTGGCCGCATGGACAGGCGGCGAATACGACCGATGGCCTCGGCAGCACTCCAGCTGCGTTTCAGCATTCCCTGTAGATCGACCAGCCCCTGCGTCTGGTCTGCATAGTAGGCGACTCCGATTGTGTTCATTTTGGGTTTCCTTTGGTTGTTGGTTAGCGGTTCTTCAGGCGGTTCTTGATTGCGCCGAAAAGGTATCCAGCGCCCATCGGGATTGCCCAGCAGGTCAGCAGGGCAAGAGCTAGCAGCAGATCAGTCGTTTCGTTCATTGGTTTTCTCCTGGGTTGGTTTACTGTCTATTGTCATTTTACGGACAAAAAAATTCTCATATGCATCAACGATAAGACGACGCATGGTGTCGCTCTTCGACGCACACCGCATTGCCGCCTGCACTGCGGTAAGCTGGTGTAACAGATCTTGATTTGCCTTTAAACCGATTAGCATTGTTTCCTCCTTGTTTTTCCCTGGCGTTTGACATAATTTACTGTCTATTGCCAATATTTCAAGCAGAATTTTTAAAATTTTTAAAAATTTTTTATTGAGGGGTTAAACCGATAAACATAAAGTGCTATATTATAACAATTTAAAGGTTTAAACAAAAATTAAAAATAGTTAAAACGACAATGCAAATCATTAAGGCAGTAGAAGATAAAATCAAGGCCGAACGTGCGACAGGAAAAACCTATCAGGCCATCGCTGACAAGCATCGCATTGACCAGGGATATATAGTCAATCTCATCAATGGCAAACGCCCGTGGTCAGGAATTTCCCTAGGGACACTGGAACGAATGTTCCCGCACGCAACTGTGGACCTGGACGGACGCTCGAACATCGTCGCCTCCCGCGTGGCGTCGCCTGGAGATGGCAACATCACCTACGGAGACAAATCGGAGGCCCTGCGCTCCGCCATCATCGGGGCCATCATTGACCTGGACATCCCTGCGGATATTCTGGCCAAAGTCTTAAAGACTGTTAAAAACACGGAGGTAGTATAACCATGAAAACATTACTACTTCTGGCGACATTGCTTATGCTTACTGGATGTCAATACGGATATGGCAGCCATTCTAACAGGCTAACTCCCAATGCATACGGACCAGGTGTGCACATGGACGAATATGGAAGGCCAGTCAAGCTCTACACGCCGAACGGCGTCCCTGGAGAACAGGTGCAGATCAAGCCAAACGCATATGGTCCTGGCGTCCACATGGACCAGTATGGAAGGCCAGTATATTCCGTCCCCGCTTTTTAGTGAAACCACCCATAGGAGGCTTAAATGAAAATCATCCCAGTCATCTGCGCCGCCGCCATGCTGTGCACGTCATGCGCGTCAATCCTCTCTAAAAACGTTTATAACGTCAAGATAGACTCCACGCCGCAAGGCAAGGATTTCACCGTCATGGACGCGAGGAGACAAGTCGTAGTCCTGACAGGAAGGACGCCCGAAACAGTCGAACTGTCGTCTGGCGGAAACGTCCGCGCGGGGGATTATCGAATCGAAATCCAAGACGGGGACAAGACCGTCGTGAAAAACGTCACGGCCACCATTGACGGCTGCTTCTGGGCCAATCTTATAGTGCTGCCATTTTTCATCGAAGGAATGCTCATCGACGGCTGCACAGGCGCGGCGTGGAAGCTGCCAAAAGAAATCCACATCAACCTGCCAGATGCAGAATGATTCTCACAAAGTGCGAGAAATACTTTGTTGATTACCAAGCACTTGCGAATTACAAACTCACAAGAATTTCCCAAGTGTATAAATCGTTGATTCACAAATACTTAGGAGTTATAAGAAAACTATATATCTAAAGATATATATTATTAGCTTGTAACTGTCGTTACCTATTACATGGGCGTAGCTGTTACAAGAGGGGGGCTTATAGACCGCCCCCTCTCGTAACTACGGCTATATAGCCTAACGCTACGCTCTGTCCATGTAACTACGGTAACCTCCAAGTTACTTGCTACTTTTTAAGGTAGACACCAGATACAACCAAATATAACCAAATACCACTAAAAAAATATTTTTCATATCCATATAATCTTATTGATTATCATATATAACCAACTTGTTACAAGCAACTTGAATATGCGTGTACAAGGGTGTATCTTATCCCCGTGGAACGAGCTTTCAGACAATTTCTCCGAGAACTCATCTCGCTCACACGGGCACACCAGAGGATTTTCCTCCACGCGGTGCAGCTCTCCCCTATAGTCCCTGGAGCGGGAGACATCTCTCGCCTGGCTGGACTGTGCCAATGCTCTAGGCACACCGTCGCACGCGCGTTGAGGGAAATCCAGGCCAGGCCGATTCTACGTCATTCGATTATCATTCGCCACTGGAGGAGACATGCCGACTGACAGACCAAGGACCAAGAGCGCCATGAAGACCTGGCTGATGCAGCGACAACTTCAGGCGGCTGGATATAGCATCCCTCATCGCAATGGCAGAGGAAGCATTCGCGCCAGGCTCTACGCGAGATATGTCGTGGCATTCAACCTGCTGGCAGAGGCATTAGGTATCACGCCAGACCAGGCGACACGCAATGTCGAGTATAGGCTGGCAAAGTTCGACCGTGGATTGCCAAGGCCATTGCTCCATCACTCGCATTTTTCCCACAGGAAGCGGTTTGATGGGAAGCCGCAGGCCATTTGCCCCGTCTGCGGGTCCGTCCTGGACCTGGACAATAGCACTTGGACCCCGAACCCCGAAGCCCTGGACCTCGAACCCTTGGATGACCTGGACCCACAAGACACTTCGGACCTTGGACCTTTGGGCTCCAAGCCCCAAGACCACCCACAAGAGTAGCTGTGTTTCCTGCGTGTGTATTCACGCTACGAGTGTGATTCGTCCGTCCCTCTCGTTTCGTTGCGTAGTTTTTTTTGCGAGGTGGTGGGGCAGGGTTGGCGAGGCCGAGGCCAGGGGGTGCAGGCCCGACGCCCCGCCCCCCGCCTACGTACTGCCCCATACCCCCCGAAATCAAATTTTGGAAATGTAATACATGGCCGTCAAGAGCAGGACAATCTCGTTGCGGATACCAGAGAAGCTGTACCAGCGTCTCCAGGAGGTATCGAACGGCGGGAGCGTAAGCAGCTGGATAACGCGTGCGATAGAGGACCGTCTGGAGAACCGTCCTGTTGTGATAGCAGGGACCTTGAGCGAGCGTCAGCAGCAGAAGGTAGTTACTGCGCAGGTGCAGGCTGGTCGGACTGTGATAGAGACTGTGAACGAGTTCATAGCGTCCAATCCCGACTGGTTTGCGAAGCTGCCAGAGGACCAGCAGGGGAAGATAATCAGCGAGATTGGCCTGAAGCTTGCGCGGCGTGATTCAGGGACGGACAGCGGGACGTTGAGCCTTCTGGAGAGCCTGAAGGGTCTTGACCAGATGGAGGACATCACTTCGGAGCTTTCGCGTGTTAAGGGGGAGCTGTTCAAGGCGGAGCGTGAGCGCGACATGGCCTTGCAGGTGTGCCACAGGTGCCGCGACATCAAGGAGAAGTCGGCGTTTGTGGAGCTGGCGTGGGAGGGCTGGACGGAAATCTGCTGGCAGTGGCTGGTTCGGAACGCCCTTCCAGGGATTGGCGACGGTGGCGGGCTTACGGACGCTGGCCGCGAGGCGGTGGCGAAGGAGGTGTTGAAGTGGCTGGAGAAGAACGTCCAGACGCCCTGACGCCCTCCGAAGTCGAGTGTGTCCGCAAGGAGCTTCGCTTCTGGCTGCGCCGCTGGTACCGCAGTCCATTGGACTACGTGATCGAGATGCTTGGCGACATCCCGACGCACCAGCAGGCCGAGATATTGCGTTCTTTCGAGCGTCATCCGTTCGTGGCTGTCGCCTCTGGGCACGGGATAGGGAAGACTCGTCTGATGGGGTGGCTGGTGAACTGGTGGCTAGACACCCGTGGGAAGGTCGCCCCGATAACGGGGGCTGGCGGGGACCAGCTTGGCGTGACGGTCTGGAAGGAGGTCGCGGACACTTGCCGCAGGAAATGGCCATTCCTTGCGGACCGCTACGAATGCCTGACTGAAGAACTCCGCTGCAAGGAGGACCCGTTGATTTCCCGCGCGGTTTTGCGCACAGCGCGTCCCGACAACAATGACGCCTTGCAGGGTTTCCACGACTGCATGTTCTTCATCGACGAGGGTTCGGGCGTGCGGGACGCGATCTTCGAGGTGGCCTCTGGCGCGATGGGGGACCCTGGCAACTGCGGCTTCATGGCGGGCAACCCGACGAAGACCAGCGGCTACATGCACCAGATCTTCCACGGGAAGACGTTCTGGCACCTTCTCCAGTTCAGCAGCGAGGACAGCCTGGCGGAGAGGGAATACTCCTATCCCTACGTCGACCCGATGGGCGAGTTGCGGATGGTCCGCTGCCATGGCAGGCAGACGACGCGCTGGATCCAGGACATGCGGGACCAGTACGGCATCACCAGCAACGTCTATCGGATCCGCGTCCTCGGAAAGTTCGCCAACCTGGGCAACGACTTCATAGTGCCAGGCGAGTATATCGAGAAGGCCTGGGCGCAGCGGGCGGCGGGCGTGACTCGCTATCCACGTCGTCTGGGAGTTGACCCAGCCTGGATGGGCGACGACGACACGGGCGTGGTGGTCAGGGAGGGAGACAGGATTCTCCATGCGGAGAGCTGGCACGGCTTCGACCTGGTGGAGAGCTTCGACCGCGTGCGGATCCTGTTCAACGAATGGAAGTGCGACTGGATCCACGTGGACGCGATCGGCGTGGGCGCTGGCCTCTACGACATGCTGTGCCATTCGGTCTGGCGCGGGCGGATGGGCTATCCAGTCCTGAAGGTCATGGCCAGCGAACGTGCGCCAGAGGACGGCGAGGCGCCTTGTCGGACGCTGCGCGACTGGCTGTGGTGGCGCTGCCGCCAGTTCTTCCGCACGAAGGCGCCCGTGTTTGTCGGCAGCCCCGACAACGTCGGCTTCCGTCAGCTGGCCAAGGAGGTCGGAGAGCCGACCTACAAGATTTCGGGCGGGAAGGTGGTTGCCGAGAGCAAGGACGACATGAAGAAGCGTGGCCTGAAATCGCCCAACCTTGCGGACGCATTGAACGTTACCTTCTTCGGGGACAGTGATATTTTTTCAAAAAAAGTCATAAGTTCTTCAGAATTAGCATACAGATACGGCAAAAAAAGCCGAAAGGAGCTGAATTGGAAGGTCCTCTAGGGCCAGATTTGGAGCACTGGGAGTTCCAAATCTGGTACATATAAAGGGACAAGAGTTTTTCAAAGTCATGGAGATAGACAGCCAACACAGGTTTCGCAGGATGCTCGACGCGGCGGAGCGCTTCGAGGAGAAGTGGCGCCGCGAGAACGAGGAGCATTACCGCTACTACGACGGCGACCAGTGGTCGGAGGAGGAGAAGCGCACGCTTGCGCTTCGTGGCCAGCCGCCCGTGGTGGTCAACCTGACAGGCGCCATGATCGACATGGTGCGTGCGCTTGAGGTGCAGCAGCGGGTTGACATCCAGGTTGTCGGCCGCGAGGAGAGCGATGACGACATGGCCACTCTCCTGACGGCCCTTCTGAAACAGGTCTTCGACCGTGCGCAGTTCGACTACTATCTGAGCAAGGCGTTCACCGACGCCCTGATCGGGGGGCGCGGCTGGATCAAGCTGGACGTGAAGCCCGACATTCGTGGCAAGGACCAGATCCAGATCGACTACATCCCGTGGGAGCAGGTCTTTCTGGATCCGTTCTCCATCAAGCCCGACGCCAGCGACGCGAGGTACATCATCCGCGTCAAGTGGATGGACAGGGACGTTGCCAAGATGCTCTTCCCTGGTTCCGAGGAAGTCATCGACAGCCGTTTTGATTCGAACTCCTTCGAGGGGCAGGAGCATGAGGCGCAGATGAACGCCAGCGACCGTGGCCTGTATCACTACTACGACTACAAAAACCAGCGCATCAAGATCTGCGAATGCTGGTACACCAAGCCTGTCCGTCGTTCGGTGGAAGTCCAGGACGAGGTGACTGGCAGGAAGAAGCGCGTGGAGGTCTTCGACCAGGAGGTTCATCGCTGCGTCTTCAGCGACGACATCATTCTGGAGGGCAGCGCCCAGAACGACGGGGCGAACGAGAACCCTCTCAAGATCAACATGATTCCGCTGGTCCCGCTGGTCTGCTCCAAGGACCGCCACGGGCACCCCGTCGGCATGGTCAAGAACATGGTGGGGATCCAGGACGAGATCAACAAGCTCAACAGCAAGCTGATTCACAAGTTCGGGACCAGGCAGGTCATCGCGGAGGCTTCCGCCGTGCAGGACCCAGAGGAATTGCGGCAGGAAATGCAGCGTCCCGACGGTCTTGCGATTCTGAACGAAGGCGGTCTTGGAAAGGTCAAGGTGGACTACAACACCGAGGACATGGGCTACATCTCCAACCACATGGGCCTGATGCTGTCCATGCTCCAGCGCGAGACGGGCGTGAACGATTCGACGCTTGGCTTCGGCGGCGTGAACGAGCGAAGCGGCGTCATCCAGTCCAGCCGAATCGCGCAGGGCAACACCCTCCACACCCCGAAGCTTGAGAACATCCAGTTCTGCAAGCGCAGGGTGGCCTACATCGCCCTGCGGCTCATGGGCGCCTACTACACGGACTACCGCGTGCTTCGCGTGACGCAGCCCAACGGCATGACCGAGAGCTACGCGTTCAACCAGCCAAAGATCGACCAGGCGACAGGGAAGCCCGTCGGGATTCTCCACCAGATCGAGGACACGCTGGAATACGACGTGGTTCTGAAGAAGGTCCCGCCGTTCGACAGCATCCGCGACCGCCAGCTGGTGATTTTCAGCGAGGTGCTGAAGACTGGCGTCATCGCGCCAGAAATCGCTGCGGAGATCCTGCTGTCCCTGTCGGACATCCCGAACAAGGAGGAGATCCTGCGGCGCACGCAGATGATGGCGCAGCAGCAGCAGGACATGGCCGCTCAGCAGCAGGCCCTGGACATGGCGCAGCAGGAACAGCAGATGGCCCTGGACGCCCAGGCAGCCCAGGCAGGAATGTGATTTTCAAATCCGTGGCCCCCCGTCGCAGTGGCGGATTCGGGCACGCGGCATAATGGAGAATACAGATGGAAGAAAAAGACAACATCCAGGTGCAGGAGCAGAAGGACGAGCAGCAGGATTCCAGCTTTGTCGAGATGCTTGACGGCGAAGGCCATTCTCAAGACAACGACATCCCTGAATTCCAGGAGGCTCCAGCCGAGAAAGCTCCAGCCAGCGCCCCCGAAGAAAAGACGGATTCGGCGCAGGCTGACAACAACGGTGAGATTGAACGGCTTAACAGTCAGCTGGAGCGCGTCAAGAAACGCCTTCACGACACCCAGGCCCGTCTTCACGAGGAATGCACCAGGCGTGCGGAAATCCAGAAGGAGCTGTCCGACTTCCAGCAGCGGGAAGACAATCCCGACGACTGGTTCTCCGACGACGACAAGAAGCGGCAGAAGGAACTTCAGCAGCAGATCGCCGAATCAGACGAGCGTCTCCGACAGATCGACGAATCCTCTACCGCCCAGGCAGACGAGGCGAGGGAGGAATGGCTGGCCGCGGCCGACAGGGCCGCCAAGGCGCATCCCGACTTCGCCCAGAAGGTCTATACGGACCTGGGGGGCCTTATCGACCCGCAGAGCAAGGGCTTCAATCCAGCGGTGCGCCAGGCGTGGGACGCTCTGGCAGACAAGTCGCCAGAAAGCGCCTACAAATTCGCCACCGACATGCTGGAACGCATCGAGGCGGTGAAGGATCCTGCGGCATACAAGGAGAAGGTCCGCCAGGAGATTTTGGCAACCCAGGGCACACAGGCGCCGACTGGCGCGGCAGGCTTCGACTTGGTGAACTCCGCACGAGGGGATTTGCCCGAGCCAGCCGAGACGGACGGCTTTGTGGAGGCCCTCTTCAAATGAGGACTTAACCAATGGCATACTTCATTCGGGACACTGGTAACAATCTGACTCCGCTTCAGCATAGTTACAACATCTTTAAGGAATACATCACCAAAAACTTCTTCAGCACCATGATCGGCAAGCGCGACAGCGGCAAGCCGATTGTGATTGACGACCAGGTTTTCAAGGGGAAGAACGCAGGCGACGTAAGTCGGTGGCATTTTATCCCTCAATATAAGGGCAAGGGGATTCTGGGACAGAACCCCTCCATCACTGGCAACGAGAAGACCCTGGATGAATTCTACATGGATCTTCGCATCGACCAGGTCGCCCAGGCTTTCAAGAAGCGGGGCAAAATGACGGACGTTCGCACGATTTGGAACATCCGCGACGAGTTCAAGAGCCAGTTGGCAGAGTGGTTCCGCGACTTCACTGAGACGGATTTGGTCTATGCCCTCACTGGCTTGAAGTCTGATGGCGCGACTTGGATTGAAGGTGCCGCAGCCATGAGCACTGATCTGGTCAACGGCGTTGGCCGCTGTTTCCGTCCTGACTATGCGGACAGCAAGTTCTCCGTGGTCAAAGTCGCCCCTGGCGACACCGACGGCACCAGCCTGACTGGAGCGATCAATTCTGGAGACGTCATGAACACCTACCTGCTTGACGAGCTTCAGAGCCTTGCCAAGACCGCAGGGAAGTATGCCATGCGACCGATTCGTGCCATCAACAACGAGGAATACTATATCCTCGTCATCCACCCGAATGCGGCAATCGACCTGCGCCGCGATCCTCGCTGGGAAGAACGCGCACGCGCTTCGATGACTGGCAAAGGCTCCTTGGACAACGACCCGATCGCCACTGGCGCAATCGGCGTGTGGAACAAGATCATCGTCAAAGAGGCGGACAAGATTGTCGTTCAGAGCAACGCGGCTGGTTCCGTCAATGTTGCCCGTAACCTGCTGCTTGGCGCCAATGCCGCGCTGCTGGCGTATGGTCAAAATCTTGACTACAAGGAGGAACGCCGCGACTACGACCGCGAGATGGGCGTTGCCGCAGACGAGATCCGTGGCAGCAACAAGATCACCTTCGACGGCTGCGACTTGAACGTTGCCCAGGTGCCCACCTTCGTTTCTCTTTAATAAGGAGGTAAACAACAATGCCTAGTGTAGATGTCACTTCTAAAGTCAGCCGCTTGAACGGCGTGAATTCCGACGCCAATTACGTCCATACCGACGCATACCGCCTTCCGATTATGACGCTTGGTATTTCGGGCTATGGCGACAATCATCCGTTCGCCGTGCTCCCCAAGGGCCGCGCGATCACCCGTGTCACCGTGATTGCCCTGGAATCTGTCACCAGCTCTGGTTCCGCGACGGCCCAGATCTGCGTGAAGCATGGTTCCGCCTCTGCCGTTGGCCTGCATACCGCAATCGGCAAGGCGAATCTCGCCGCTGGAATGGTCAATGTTGCCGAAGTCGCCGCGAAGACGGCCTACTCTAACACCGAGGAAGGCGTCCTGTCTCTGCTTGTCGGCACTGCCGACCTGACGGCTGGTGAAATCCTGGTTCTGGTTGACAGCATCCCTGTCGGCAAGTTTCTAAGCAACGGTTAACCCGTTACGCGCCACATGGCTTCAAGTTCCTTTGCACAACTGAGGTCGGAAATTCGCAATGATTTCCGTGACGAGCTGGAGACTATGTTCTCCGACGAGCAGCTTGACGCCATGATTGACGAAGGCCAGAGGGAATACTGCCTGGCAACGGGCTGTCTTCATGGCAGAACCGAGGTGGTCATTCCCTTTGGCGGAGGCCCTTGCATTGCACCAGCCGACTTCATTCGCCCAGAACGCATGGAAAGCGTGGACGGAGGCGAGATCAAAATCGTCAGCCAGTCTTTCCTTGACCATGGCTGCGACTGGAGAAGGCAACAGGGCCGCTATCCCAGGGCGGTTGTCTTCGACTTTGACAGTTGGGGACTGTTCCGCCTTGCCCCTTTGCCAGAGGATGGGAAAGTCGTGGGAACGCTTTATTACGAGCGTTTTCCCGCCTCTGGCATTTTAGAGGTAAAAGAGCGCGACACGCTGTGCGAGTATGCGCTGTTCCTTGCCTACACCTATGCTGGAAAGCCGCAGGCGGTTCAGCACATGGACGCATGGAACGGCATGGTCCGCCAGCGCAGGGCGCAACGTGGAAGCCTCTATGCCAGACCGCGAATCCGTTCTGGAATGTTCTACTGATGAAACGCGAGGAAATCATTCAGCTTGCCAGGCACTACCTGAACGACCTTGAGGGGGAAGTGTTCTCCGACAAGGAGCTTGGCCGTTTCCTTGACGACGTTTCCAGGAAATATTTCATGGACACTGCCAGCGCAAGAATGGACGTGCCGATTCTTCTTGAGGAAGGCAGCTTCGATCTTCCCAACCATGCCCTCGCCGTTCTTCGCGGATGGGACGACGTTGGAATGAATCTTCTTCTTGGCACGTCCGACGACGTGGACAGGCTTGACTGCAAGCGCGAACACGTGGAAATGGTTTACGAGGACTTGTCCGACGACGGCGCCTTTCGCGTCTCCCCCGACGTGGAGCAGGCCAAATGGCGGACGACGGAGAACACCGAGGGCTATGGCGTGGTCACGCAGTTCTACGGGATTGCCTGCGGCTACGACTACGGCACGAATTTTGACATTTTCTTCTTCCAGCATGTCGGTTCCATGCAATACGTCAGGCAGGGGGAAGTTCGGGAGATACATGATTACCTTGCCTTGGTTTACGGTGTCTGCGCAAAGGCGTTCAACACCGACACGGACTTGACACATGTCCAGAAGGCGAGTTTCTATGAACAGCTTTACCGCCAGCGCGTAAGCGGAAGAAGCATCGTCACACGGGCGGACGCGCACGCGCCACGTAGAGGAGAATACTTCTAATGTCGGAAGACCAGGTGAACATCGGGCTTCAGCACCGCTTGATAGGGGCGGAGGACGTTGATTGGGACAAGGACTGCAAGAACGAGCAGACGGAATTTCTCACTCCGTTCAGCGTCACGAAGCCGCTGTCCAAAATCAATTCTGAGCATGTTCCGCTGGACAAGGAAACCTATCTTGCCTTGGGCGGAGCAAAGACCATTGGCGAGGCATTGCGGACTTTGAAGCGCACTGGCGGCGGCGGGGGTGGCGGAGGTTCTTCTTCAGGAATGGAAGAAGACACGACCGTTGAGATAACCAGCGAATATTCTACGCCAGCGGATATCAAGGAAAACTTGATCGACGGCATGGAAAGGGATTTAGGCGGGAATGTTCTGACTTATGTCTTTGCGGCGAATCTCGCACGTTCTTTCTCCAATCCTCTGGTATTTGAAGGATTTTACGACGGGAAGCTGGTAATTGATCTCAATGACAACACTATCAGTCTTGCGGCGAATGTGGCTGGAGTGATACGGCTGTTGAACTGCCAATGCATAGTAGAGATCAAAAACGGCACGATTTCTTTTGCAGGACAGTCAACCGCTTCTGGTGTTACCGCAGAAGGTTGTTCTTCGGTTAAATGCACGGACATTAGCTTTGTCAACAATTCTTCCAGTTCCAACTCGTATGCTTTCTATGGCCTGTCAACGGACTGCCATTTCTCGTCCTGCTCTGTGACCAATGGCTTGTTCTACAAAGGTGGGGAAAGATCTAACAATGCCTGGTCGGAAGTTGGCGGGAAATGGTCTGCCATTTTGCAGCAGCGCGTGGCGGTAGATGATGCCCTGGACAAGATAACAGCGATTCAGGAAGGCTGGCGTGACTTGTTTGCCGACAACTACATTGTTTCGCGTGGGACCAATTCTTCTGGCGTTTCCTGGGTTGAGTATAACAGCGGATTGCTGATCCAGTGGGGAAGCACGAAGATTACGCAGAAATATTTTGCAAAGAACGCAAACGGCGTGGTTGACAGTTCTGCCTCAAAAATCTATGCGAAAAGAATTACCTTGGCAAAAAAGTATAGCAATGCTACCTATTTCGTTCAGGCTTCCGTTAGCTTTGACTGTTCCTATGATTCAAAATTGGTGGACGGCAATCTATATGCGGTTCCAATAGAGCCGAAGGGAACCAGAAAAGTCTTGATTCCAAAGGGCGAAGTGAGCATGGACAACAAGCATTTCATAATCATTGACTATGGATATTCCACCGCCACTGACTCTGCCAACACTCAAAATAGCGAATTAAACAATTATGAATGGCTGACCATTGGCATAATTCATGACGACGACAAGACTGACGTGGAAGAACTCATAGGAGAATAACAACAATGGCTGAACGCGATCTGCATTTTCTGAAAGGGCCGAATGGTTACTACTATATTGCCGCAGAAGGAACACCAGGCAAGCCAGGAGATAACGGGACAGACGGCACCAGCGTCTATATCGCCTATGCCAGTGATTCTTCCGGAAGCGGGATTTCTCTTTCGCCCGAAGAAGGTCTTGGATATGTCGCGTTTGTTCGTGGTGAGGCAGGACTTGAAGATGAAGATGAGATTCTTGCTTTGTTTGTTGATGCCTCGTGGCGTCCAATTGGCGGCGCTGAAGTGATTGTAGATGATTCGTTTGTTGAGAATTCCACAAATCCAGTTCAAAGCAAAGTGATTCAACAGGCTTTGGATAATAAAGCCGATTCAAGTCATACTCATGCTCAATCTGACATTACGGGATTAAATACTGCCTTGGCAGGGAAAGCCGATTCAAGTCATACTCATGCTCAATCTGACATTACGGGATTGCTTACCACACTTGGCGTGGCTGTGAATTTTGTTGATTCAATTTCCGACGTTGCTGCATTATGGAATAGCGACACGGCTTTGCGTGGGACGAAACGAGTTTACATCGGAGCAGGTGAAAACACTACGGACGAAAAAGACATTTTGCTTGGCCATATTTATCGGCTTGAATTTTTGTCCACGACATACACCTACACCATTGGCGGAGATTCAGAAACGAATCCTGTTCCTTCTGCCTTGTCCCCAGGAGAATGGGTTGAGATTACCGAAACCGCATATGAAATTGAAAGTCCTATTCCGTCAGGAGGAAGCGGATATCCAGACTGGAATGACACATACACCGACAATGACGGAGACGGTATTTTCAATGGGCCGACTTGCGGTGCGGCGCCTGATGACCAAGGGAAACATTGGGGTGACGGCTACTACTATACATTTGATCCCGATACTTCTACGCTTGTTCGGCATCACTACGACCAGTGGGGAGAAGTCAGCTCTGAACCTCAAGAATACGGAATTCTCGTTCCTGCCTATGATGAAACAATTGACAGCAGTGCAGGGTTTTCTTCGGCAGACGTGACGGAAACCGAAGTCGTGGTCGGAGTGGAATTTGTTCCGAACGACACAACTCAGCGTCCTTGGCGAATTATTGGCGAGCGCACAGTGACGGGGTGGTCTATCACGGTTCTATGGCAAGACATTACTCCAGACATGGGCGGTTCCTGCGATTGTGGCCCGACTACTGAAGTTACCGCATTGTCTGGTGCGTCTGGAGAAGTGGAGCCAGGAAAGGTTTACAGCCTGGATATGACTGCAAACTTCACTTTGTCCGCAAGCACTGAAACGGATTATGGCGAGGCAGTTGTGTTTGTCACGCCTGGGAGTTATACGTTCTCTGTTGCCTCTGGCATTACATTGTCTGCCGAAATGACTTCTGGCAATCGTTACCGCTTGCTTGTGTCCTGGTCGCCTTTTGGCGTGTTTGTCGAACAGACTGGCGAATGGGAGGTTCCTAGTGCTTAAGCATAGTCATATAATGCAGATTCTTGTAATGGCTAGCGGAGAAAGCCAGCCGAAAGTCACTTATACGGCTTCTTCAAAACAGACGTTGTATGACGACACGGGCGTAGTTTCTCATGATTTTTCTGACGGAGTAGGCGTAATTCGTTATTCCTCCGTTTTGACGGAAATGCCAGATTCTTTAAAATCCACGGCAATAACATCTGTTACATTTTTTTCTAGCATAAGCCGCATTGGGGTTCAAGCTTTTCAGGACTGTACATCTCTTTCTTTGACAGAACTTCCTGATAAAATAACTTTTATTGATTCATTTGCATTTTCAGGTTGTTCATCTCTTGCTTTAACCAGTCTTCCTGTAAATATAACTTCAATAGGAACGGCAGCTTTTTATAACTGTTCTTTGCTTGCTTTAACTACATTGCCAGCAGGAATAACTACAATTAGTACTAGTGCTTTCCAGAAGTGTACTGGTTTGACTTCAATGACATTGCCAGCAGGAATAACTACAATTAGTAGTTACGCCTTCGAGGGGTGCAGCGGCCTGACCTCCCTGACGTTCCTTGGCACACCATCAAGCATCAGTTCTAGTGCTTTTTCCAATTGCACCAACCTCACCGACATTTACGTTCCCTGGGAAGAAGGCGACGTGGCAAGTGCGCCTTGGGGGGCGACCAATGCGACAATTCATTACGAATATAAAGAAATGCCAGAAAACGGGCTGGTGTATTATCACCCGCTAGACGAGGAATTGTCCACTTTACCAACTGGTCAATCGATTACACAGAGTGGATCGTGGACATATGGCACCGTAGGCGGCGTGCCATGCGCCACCAAGGGCAACGGCAACGCCTCCATCCTGTGCCTCGACGGGACGGGGATTCCCGTCGGCGGGGCGGCGCGTACCCTGTCGTGCTGGATAATGGCCACGCAGTCCCGCGCCATCGACATCTGCGGATGGGGCGGCACTTCCACCGAGAATTCCTGGAGATATAAGACCGGCTCCGGGCCGAGCGTGACCATGCCGCCCCAGAGCCTAAATGCTTACTCGGTGGAACTCAATGTCTGGCACCACTACGCCGCCGTCTACGCAAACGGCGTCACCCTCTGGTACGTGGACGGCGTGGCCAGCGGTTCTCCGCTGGAGCGCGTCCTAGACACCTCCGCCGTGTCGAGCACCTATCCAGTGTTCGTGGGGATAGCGTCGTGGCAGTACGGATTCCGCGTCGCGGCAATGCGTATCTATAATCGTGTTCTGGATTCACAGGAAATACAATCTTTGTTCTCTGAATTTCAACCGACAGCTCTTGTTGCAAGCCTTCTTGGAATAAGCAACGAAGAAGAAATTTGATTTCCCCGTAGTCATGTTGACTATGGGATTGGAGGTAAAACACAAGCAAAAAGGAGGGATGAGGTGAGAAATGACGGCTCTTGACATTCCATCATATAGAATCGTCTGTCAGTCGCTTCCAGGCGGAGAAATTCTTGACCGTTACACGGATGCGGAGATTGCCGCCATTTGCAACGGCGTAGGTGCGGCATGGACCGACAAGGTTCTTCCGAAGGCTTCTTCCATTCTGAATCGTGCCCTGCCTTGGGCGATTGCCCCTAGCATTATCCATGATCTTGCCTATCACGAAGGCATTGGAGGAAACAAGGGCAGGGAAAAGGCCGATGACAATTTCCTTTCTGGGTGCTTTCAGCAAATTGAGTTGGCCAGCGATTTTCCGTGGACACGCTGGTGGCGCCAGCGCAAGGCACGGGCACTTCACTCAATTCTGCGCAAATACGGGCAAATGGCCTGGGGAGGGAAGTAATGGACAAGGATCAATGGGGAAAATTTCTTGACGACATTGCGGTCATTCGCCGTTTGACGGAAGACAACCACAAGGCGATTTTTGGCGACGGGAAACCAGGTTTGATCGAACGTGTGACGACATTGGAAAGCCAAGCCGTACATGACCTTCCGCAACGGGTGACCAAGCTGGAAAGCCATGTGGAAGCGGCGACTTGGGGGATTAGAGCCTTTTTCGCCGTGGTCGGGTTTGTGGCAAGCAAGGTAATTGACATCATTGTTAATTGGAGGTAAAGATGAAGAAGTGCTTTTTGGCTTGTATGCTCTTGGTGTTGTTGCTTTTGACTTCATGTATAATGCAGTCGCATAATCCCCTGCAGATTTTGACTGGCAAGCAAACAAAACTGGGCTTCGGAGACTACGGAGCGTTTAATCACAAAGAGGGTTTGGTAATCTCGGATATTCCAAGGGAGAACACGACCTTGGAAATCGAGTTTGATTCGGAAGCAGGTGTTTCTTATGATCCTCAAACTGGTTCCGTCAAAGGGATTGTGAAAATCACCAGATCGGTTGGCCCCCAGATCACGGGATACCTGGTGGAGCTTGCGCAAGTTTCTCCAGATGCCGCATTGGAATATCTTAAAAGCCTTTCCGAAAACAAATAATGGCCGTCTGGAGCACAAACAATTTCACAGGGGGGATGAACGACTATGTTCATCCTTCCCTGCTTGAGCCAAATACCGCAGTCAGGCTGGAAAATGCCAAGCTGGACGACGGGAAACTTGTGTCCTTTAAAAGAAGTTCGCTCTGGGACGTGGAAGAAAAGACCAGCGAGGACTTTGGCGTTTTCTCGTCTGGCAACCGTTCTGCCGTAAAGTGGTATGACAGGCATTATTGGTCATACAACGGTGGAACACAAGCCCCGTACTACGGAACCGACACTTCCAATTTTGGCGGACCAGGCGTGCCGTGGGACAAGGAAACCCATGGTAATGCTCTTGGAATTCCGCATTGTGTGTATGACGAGAATGAAGCAACTGGACAGAATCCCCCTCCCGTTCCAACATTCGAGATTGGCGAAACGGACGACAGCGACGGGCTTCTTGGCGTTTATAAATACTGCGTCACGCTGGTTGACTGGAATGGTTTTGAAAGTGCGCCTGGGAGCCTGACCAGCTATTTCAAGGAGCTTGAAGTCGGAAGCACTGAAACGCAAAACGACGAGACTGTTGAGCATCGTCGCAAGGTAAGCATTTCTTTGACAGCGGAAGATCTTCCAGTGAATATCCGCTACGCAAAAGTCTATCGAACGATTGACCATGGCGCGGACTTCTATTTTGTCGGGGTTCTCTATGACCAGAAGGAAGGAGATCGAAATCCAGACGGGCTGGATGACAACAATTTTACTCTTGAGGACGACACAAGCGATTCCATTTTGACCATGCGAAATCCGCTTACGACAACCGACTACGACCTTCCCCCAGACAAGGGGAAATATCTCTGCGAATCGGGAGGAGTGTTTTTCCTGGCAGTCGGAAGCCGTCTTTACTACAGCGTTCAGGACAATCCCCATGCGTGGCCGACGTTGAACTACATCGGATTTGACGACACAATAACAGGCATTGCCCCTGAATTCAGCGGAGTTCTGGTATTCACGCGAATGACCACTTGGCGCGTGACGGGGGCGGAAAGTCAGGCGACGATTTCCAGGACGCTGGTTCCTGGGCACCAGGGCTGCATCAAATACACGTCAATTGCTTCGGTTTCTAATGCGCCTGTATGGGTTTCTCATGATGGAATCTGCCTGTGGAATGGGGAATCCGTCCAGGTGGTCAACTATCGGAGGCTCAAGCTTGACAATCCGCAGATCATCAATGCCTGTTCCACGGGAGACAAGTACTATCTCTTCCTGGAGAATGGCGTCGTGGTCTATGACCAGCGGAACGGCGGCGTGTTCTACTGGCTTTCGGTCCATGTTGACTACGCTTGGGTGAACGAGCTGGATGGGATCATCTACTACCAATCTGGCAAGCATGTCTATGTGCTGGAGGGAAGTTCTCTTCCTTTGGGCTGGCGTTATGTGTCTCCCTACATCGGCGGCACGGAAATGCTCCAGCGCATCTATCGGCAAATCATCGTTGCCTGCGAC